CCGCATGATATTGTGGTCCACATCGTTGAATTGTGCGATTTTCTTTAAGGCTTCTTGCATATTGAAAGCATCCAAGACGGTCGGATCAGTTTGGCTCATCGTTGCTGCCGCTTCGATAGTCTTATAAAGTCCGACAATTTGGGAAGTTTCCTGCATACGAATATACGGACTTTCGAATTCGATAGCGATTGCGCCGTCATACATTAAAGCATCGGGCACGCCGTCGAGCATTCCGTATTGTGTCAGAATATCGAGTTCACGAGTAATCATAGAAGACAACCATTCAGCGGAGATGCGTTCGCACATCGGAGCCAAGACCATTGCCTTTTCCATTTCGCGTTTTTCGACCTCGGTTGCTGTCATTTGCTTTTCTTGGGTTAATGCTTGGAATAACGGCATCAAGAAAGCTCTTTGAATAGATGCTTGGATTTGCACCAACATATCGGTACTTACGCCGAGATTATTGCCGTATTGCATAGAAACAGCCATCGGGCGGCCTTGACTATCCACACCACCGCGGATAATAGCGCCGGCTTGACCGAGTTTTGAGCTGTCAATAATAGAATGTCCGGTTAAGACCGGAGGGTTAGCCTGTAATTGACCGCTTCTTAAAATTGTTTTAGCCATTTCGTTTGCGGTTAACATATCAGAAAAAGCCTGTAAAGCAGGACTATCGCCATAAGGTGAATCCGGCTGTTTTAAGAAGTGGCAAACCATGTAAGGCATTACGCGGTAGCCGGACTCTTTAATAATTTTTCCTGTGCCGGCTTCAACATGGTATGATGCAATCGGAAATCTATCTTTACCCATTGAATTCGGATTGTAGTCTTTACGAGGTTCGACCGCATGAATAAATGTGAATTTCATATCGGGGTTTGATTTAACTTGCTTTTTAACTTCCTCGGAAAGTGCATCACCGTATTCTTGGTCGGCTTGGCGAGCCGTCAAGGTAAATTCTCTATAAACGGTGTCGATGCGGCCTTCGTTGTCTTCATCGATATAGACTTCTTTAACCGGAATACATTTATAGACAATACCTTTACCGACATCATCGCCGACATACCAAACAGCATGACCGTAAACGCCTAATTGATTAAATAAAATATCGGTTTGATAAGCAAATTGTGAGGTAGCGGAATATCTCACCTTAAAAAGCAAATCTCTAACATCTTGTAAATACGAAAAAACCTCTTGGTCTTCTTCAAGCAAGGGGTTTGTTGGTTTAAGAGAGTGCCATTTTTGAGTTGAAGGAACGAGGATAGATTTAAAAGAAGCAGCGAAATAGGTTAAGGAATTACGCGCGGTTGTATCGAACACGCGTTGTTTAAACTTTTTATTTTCGGCTTCTTCATAGATGCGAGAGTCAACCGAGCACAATTCGGCAGCTTTATCCCACATCGGCTCCCACTGTTTACGTTTAGCCTTCATAACTTGAAGACGAGACGTTATGTGTTCTTTCAATTCCATATTATTACTCTCCGAGAGTTGTTTTTCTCACATTATTACCGGACAAAGAAGTATTACCGGCTATCATTGACATAGCGGCACCGCGCCGTTTTTTACGAGCATTTTCCAATTCCTTTGTTTTTTCGGAATTATCGATAACTACCGGCTCAACCTTTTGCTCTACCGGTTGGACCTTTGGTGTTTTAAATACACTACTCATTTTTCACCCCACATATACGTTGTCATCTACATAATCCGCGCTCTCGTATTGCAACATAGAACTCGGATAGCTTAATTCGGCGAAGGTTAACGCAAGCGCATCAGCGACGTCGGTTGACCTTCCCAATCGTTTTTTAATATCGGCTTTCGCTTCAATTAATAATCTTCCGATGGTATCATATTTTTTATTTGGCGCGGTTAAGTCCTCGCTTAATCCGTCGCAATCGACCAAGCTAACCGGAAGCTCGGAGGTTAGCCACAAATGAACTCTATCCCACATTTCAGCACGGCGATTGACGTATTTTTCACGTTCTTGGGCGACCTCACCAAAATTCACCCCTCGAACGATTTGACCGTAACCTCTATCCATAAGCACGTCATACACGCCACCACCGACACCGCCGGCATCGATATTCAGCCTTAAAGGCCGTTCTTCATTAATAATTCTCATACATAAATTTGCCGTATCGACGATGGACATAGATTTATAAGTTTGAATTTTAAAAGCCTGTCTTCCGCGGCGGCGAGCAATCGCGGTTTTATCGTCACCAAATCGCGCCACATCCACACCGATAATCAGCGGCATTTCGACCTCGGGCACAAAATTATTTTCCAAGGCCTTATGTACTTCTTTATAAGATATTAATTTTTTATCGCCTTGTTGCACCGGTTCACCAAACCATGTATGCAGCCAATCGTCGTAATTTTCCTTTTTGCACTTTTCAGCGAGGTATTTCATGTTTTCCGGACAGAAGACATTATCGGTATAATTTACCCTTCTGACAATAGTCTGCTCGTCGGGATTTGCGCCGATAGCCTTCCAAATCGGATCGTTTTCTTCCTGCCGGTTCATCGATACCCAAATTTCGGAGCCTTCTTTACGAATTGTCGGATCTAAAATATCCCAACTATCCTTGGTGATATTCTGCCCTTCCTCAATCCAACATATATCAACACCCTCTAAAGACTTAATATTCTGCGCATTATCATCACGCAAGCCTTTGAAAATTATCCTCGTGCCGGTCTCCACGTTATCAATCCGGTTTTCATAAACGACATAATCCGTATATCCCCACTTATCAATGCGGTCTTCTAATAACTTCTTCACAGAATCCTTAATCGAATTTTGTACCTCACGGACACAAGCTATCGTTAATTTCTCCTTGCGCCCCCTCAATAATAAACAATCCGCAAAGCCGTAACTCTTTCCTCCGGACCGGCCACCATAATACAACTTATACCTTTTCCGCTCGTTCAATAACGGAGCATACTGTTTCTGTATTCCGACTTGGACCGTTTTAGTTTCTTCTACCATTCTTTAAAAGTGCCTTTTGTCAATTTGGACAAGCCCGAAAAAAGTATCGAGCCGGTATTTTTTGATACCCGAAATTCTTAACTATCTGTTTTTACTCAATCCCGAAAACTCAAAATTTTTCATGACAAAAATTTAAATTTTCGTTTATAATTCCGCTATCCGCTTGTTTTTACTCGGTTTTTGAAAAAGGATGCTTTTCCGAGCTTAAATCGGGGTAGCAGTGTTTTAGAGAGGGGGTGATAATGAGGAGAGAGCCGGCGCCGCTGCCCCATCCCCCTGCTTGGGCGAAAAGAATGCTTTTTTCTGCCGCTGCTTTATGCTTTGCCGCTTGCTTTCCTTTTGCCCTTGTTTGGCTTATCTGCCTTATATCTCGCTTATCTCGTACGCGCGCGCTCGTGCTTTATTTATGCGCTTTCTTCTTCTCGGTCTTCTTCCTTGAAGCCGTGCCCTTTACTCGTGCCTTTATTACTTCCTTTTTCTCGGCAAGGGGTAAGGCTTTCACTTCCTCAACCTTAGGCGGTATAATCTCGGCTTCTATTGTCTTTAAGGCTTTACCGGAAAGGTGTTCGCTTTTAGTCTCACCGATGAAGTAAATAGCTGCTACCGGTGGACGTTGTTCTCTTATTCTTTCTTGTTTCCACTCGCTTGGCTGTACGCTTTCGAGCCATTTCTCCGCACCATTCGCGAACTTACTATTGAGGTTTAATTCCCAATAACTCGCCAACTTCGTGCGAAGCCAATCCATTACATTAACAAAACCAACTTTATTCCTATAATTATCAAGCGACTTCGGGTTAGTAAAACCTAAAAAGATAGCAAGTCCGTTTTTTGTTGGAATTAAGCCTTCTCTTATAGCTTTTACGGCATCTAGTTTTTCATCTACCGAGTTAAAGTCGTCGGGGTGAGGATATTGTTTGAAATATTCCTCGGCTTTTGATTTCATCTCTTCGGAGTTATTAAACTTTCTTCCGTTGTCTGCCATGGATTTACCTTTTATAAGTTCGCTAATAGAAAAACGCCCCGACTTTTTGGATCGAGGCGCTTATAGTGAGAGTT